GTGGCGCTTTGCGCCACCTCCTTCTTAACCACGCTTACGATGATCTTCCTGATTCGGTCCCGACAGATCAGATGGGTGCGGTAGCGGCTCTGGAGTTACGGTTCGTCCTATCTTCCCTAAGGGAGATGGATGCGAACCCGATCCCAAGCCACCGCGTCACCTGTCTGTCTGAAAGAGGCCTCAAGACTAGGGTCGTCACAGTCGGCCCAGCTTGGTGCCAAGTTCTTGGCCACGCGGTCAGGAAACGGCTGCTGAAAGGCTTAAGAGTCACGCCTGGCACGCATCAGCCACTCGTCGGAGCCAAAGACGAGGAGTTGTTCGGTCGCTTCCTTGGTGGTTTCGGTGAGACACTTGTCTCTACCGATCTCACCAGGGCGACTGACTTACTCCCCTTGGATTTGGTTTCCTCAGTGGTTGACGGCCTCGAGCTTTCAGGAAAGTTCTCTCCTCTAGAACTTAGAGTGCTGAGGACCCTAACGGGCCCCCAGTCTCTGGACTATGAGGATGGAACGATTCTGTCGTCTCGAGGCGTACTCATGGGGCTTCCCACTTCTTGGTGTATTTTGTCTCTCATCCACCTTTACTGGTTAGATGAAGTCAGGAACACTTCGAAGCCGAGGGACCGTCCCCTCCACAGGTCCTCGATCTGCGGTGATGATGCTCTCCTCGCGACTACGTCGCTTGGGGCTCGCACATACCGTAACATCGTGGCCGCCTGTGGGGGGGTGCCTTCCGTCGGGAAGCACTATGAGTGCAGTGCTGGTTACACGCGTAGAGGCGTCTTCCTCGAGAAGCTCTTGGAGTTCTCGGTCGTAGGTGATCACCTTGGTGATGGGTTGCGGTTTCCCGCTATCCCCGTCAAGGGCCTCACCTCCCGAAATCTTCCTCGAAACTTCACAGAGGGCGACCTCGTGAGCTGTAGATCTTTTGGGATCAGGCAGGTGCTGGTGATCGACGCTTTGGCGTCTGATTCAACAGCCCTGCACGTTCCTTTGAAGGATTACATCTCTATACGCGTGTCGTGGCTTGCTCGCTATTCAACAGTCGTACTTGGGCTCTCCACTGGCCACCCCCTCCGTCTAGGGGGGTTCCTCTTCGCAAAGAGAACTCCGTCGGGCGAC